GCCCCGCTGTCGGTGTCGGTGTCGAGGTAGAGGCTCAACCCCTTCCCCGCGCTGATCGTATCCTTCAGCTTGAAGGTGTGCGTCCAGGATATCGCGGCCTCGAGGACTTCGCTGACGGCGGATGCGTCCCCGAATAGGTGTTCGAGCATCCGGAGCATCCCGCCGTAATTCCCTTCCACGGTGAGGCCGCCGGCGGCGCCGAACTTCTCGTCATAGAGTTCCCCCTCGACCGCATCGTCCACGCGACGGATTACCTGCCGCGGCGTCCTGGTGCGGATCCCCTTGAGGTCCTCCGATACGAGTTCGACGAACTTTGTCGCCGGCGACACGGGGGTTCCCCACGTCGGTTCCTCGACCCATCCTGCGTTACTGTTTCGACCGTGGCCCATGGTGTCCTCCTAGTCCTGGGGGGCGGTTCGTTTGCGTTGCGGTCCTGGCCTGGGGTTGCCGTCCTCCCAAAGTTCTGGTGATTGCTTCACCAGCGCCTTTCCCGTCTTCTCTGCTACTTCGATCGTCGATCCGCCCGTCACGCTTCCGGCCCCATCGATGCTGACGGTCCCTTCGCCTTTATATTTCAGTTTCATGGCGCTCCCCTCACGTGTTTATAGCGGACGTCTACGAATATGTTGCGGACGTAGACCTCGCCCGAGATCTGTTTCGCCGTGGCGAATTCGTCGCATCCCGTGACCCAGGCGACCTCGACCAGGTTCCCGAGGCTCGGGTCATCCTCGATCTCTGTTTCGATGTCCGCCATGAGCAGGTCGAAGTCATCCTCCGGGTTCTGGCTCTTGAGGATCGCGGCGATCCGATAGTGCGCCAGGACGGTCTTGCTTCTGGTCGGCGAGATCTCTTTCTCGACCGTGTCGAGGATCGTATAGGCCGCCGGCAGCCGCCCCTCGTTCGCCCAATGTCGCCAGTCCGATCCCGTTGCACCGATCCCTGCGACCTTGGCGACCTCGGTGGTGATCGCGTTCCTGACGTCCGTTGCGATTGGCATCGGCCTCTATTTCGCTTCTGCGAGGACCTCGAACGTTTCGCTCGGCGTTGTCCCGGCGATGGCCCATGCGGCGCGTATCGCCGGCGCCATTCCCATCGCTTTGCCGACGTATTTGGCCGAGGTCTGCACCGCGGTCTCGTTGACGATGTCGCGCTGGTTCGGCGTCGCGGCCCCGGGCGCCGCCAGGCCCCCCTTCATCACCAGGTCCATGGCGACCTCGAACCAATTCGTTCCGTCGTTCGATTCCTCGAGGTAGACGCGGAAGGTCGTTACGGTCCCCGACCCCGCCGTGACGCGGACCGTCACTTCCACCTGGTCGGCGTTTCCTATGCTGATCGTCGATCCCTGGCCGGCGGTGGTTTCGGCCCCGAGCGCCTTGAGAATTTGTTTGCTCATTTGCAGGGTCTCCTATTTTCGCTGTTTCAGGCTTGGCGGAACTCCGACCAGTTGGACGACGCGGTCCGCGACCTGGCGCTTCGTCGGTAGCAGGAACGGAAAGGCGCGGCTGTGTTTCGTCACGAATTCCAGGAAGTGGGCGAAGAACGCTTTCTTCCTCGAGGGCCCGATCCTGGCGCGCCATTCGCTGCTCGATTTGACCTCGACGTCATAGCTCATCGCCTTCTGGACGCGCGCACTGTGTGTCCTCTTTTTGGCGATGCCGTGGATCAGGACGGCGGCCTGCTTCAGGCGGTCCCTGGTCCCCTGCTTGAGTTCACGCTCGGCCTGGGTGAATAGATTCACGGCCGGCTTGATTCCGATCGCCTGCAGGCTGACCTCGAGGCCCGGCATCAGGCGACCCGCTCGAGGCGGTAGGGATCGAGCGCTGCCTGCCTGGCGTCCATCATCCTCTGCGGCCCGAGGTAGGAAATATTCCCGTCCCCCAGGCTCTGCGCGATCATGTGCGACGATTCCCTGGTCATCATCCTGTAGACCACGTCGCTGGTAGCGATCCCGACGACCTTCTCCGGCACCGCGGCGAACCCGGCGGTATAGACGACCTTAAACTTCCGCGGCCCGCGGGTGAAGACGCTGGCGCCGAGTCTGTCGATTCGCCCCAAACCGATATACCGCGGCTGTGTGATCAGGCCGGCGATGACGTAGGTGTGACGCTCGACGGTGGTGGCGGTCTCCGTCACCCCGCCGGCCCCGTCATCCTCGTATGCGATCGATTCAACCGAAGTCACCGATACGATCGGCCCGGCCCCCAGGATGAGGCTCGGCCGGCCGCTGCCGTCGAGATATTCGGTGTAAACCTGCTGCGCGAAGGTCCGCCCGAGGTCCTGCTGGTATTCGTCCGATACCTCGGAGATCAGGCTGTTGATGACCGAGTCCCAGGGGTGCGTGTCGCCCGGCGCGATTGTGGTCCGGTCGGTGTCGGTCAATTGCATTCTCTCCCGGACCCGGTCCAGCGACGTCAGGAGGTTGGTAGCCGCCAGGATCCCCTGCGAGACCTGGATCGGGTAGATGAAGATCCCCCCGTCCGCGGTCGGCGGGTTCGGGTTCGTCAGGGTGAGTTGATAGACCCCCTGCCCGGTCAGCGTGATTGCGACGCGGACCCATCCCGCCGCGGCGTCCGTGAGGGTTGCGACCTCCGAGGCCGGCAGCAGGTCGGGTCCGATCAGGGCCTGCGTCACCGACCCCGCCTGGCCGGAGACTGGCTGAAACGCGAGGTCTAGAACGGGATGGAAGAATACGAGCGGGATCCCGACCTGGGCGTTGTACGCCATCGGCGGTTCCTCCTACGAATGCGCCGCGCAGGCGTCGGTCCCGGCCGGCGGTACTCTGGCGCAGGGGTTCCCGGCTTTGGTCTTCCCCCTGCATTTCCGGTCCGTGAGCATCTCAACCTGTTCGCCGGCGCGCACGTCGGCCGTTTCAGGCGCCGGCTTCCGTCGCGGTCTGTCCTGGTCGCGTTCGTCGTTCACGAGTTTCCCTTCGCATTGCGCGCCGTCAGGGGCCTCGACTGCGACCCCATGGTCGATCAGGCGCTGCCCATCGTCATCGGTCGCTTCGATTACCTGGCCCGGCCGGAATGAAAAGCGGTCTCCTGCCATCGAGGACGTCAGTTTCACGAGCATTCGCATCTCCTGCGAGGTTGGGGAGGCCGGCGCCTTGGTCGGTAGCCGGCCCCCCCGTTTTCGCGCCAGGTCCGCCGAGACCTAGTGCTGGAGAACCTTGATCGGTCCGGTCCCGGCGTCGACCAGATCGCTGTCCCACCGCGCGAACATGACGATCCCGGTCTGGAAGAATTCCGCGTATCGCTCGCGGAGTACGACCAGGATCGGGTTCAGAACGCGCCGGATGATGTACTTGGAGAAATCTCCGAACAGGACGCTCTCGGCCGCGGCGGCCATCACGGCGTCCATGTCCTGGTTGATGAAGAAGGGGTGGCCGAGGATCGTCGACGGTTCGCGGACCGCCATCGATGCGGCCCACAGCGGGCGCGCGTTTCCGTCGACCAGTTTCTTGATCGCCTTCAGAATATCGTCGTGCATCATGAAGGCGGGGTTGCGCTGGCGGTAGGACGGATCGACCCCGTGCTGGAGGTCGACCAGGTCGGCGTAGGTGATCGCGGTGGCGCCGGCGGCGCCGATCGGCGTGGTGTCCGCCAAAACCGCCGTGACGATGCCGCGGGGTTTCGCGCTTCCGTCGCCGGTGGTCCCGTGGAGGTTCAGGATCCGGCCGAGGCGCTCGCCCAACATGAGCGCGAGTTCGCTCTCGAGCGGGAACGCGGTGTCCTGGAGAAGCTGGTTTGCGATCCGCAGGATCTTCGACGTGTAGACGAACGCGTCGAAGGTGACTGCGGCGAATACCGGATCGGTGGTATCCGGGGCGGCGCTTCCTTCGGCGAGCAGCGCGCCGGCGTTCCCGCTGTCGTTCACGGTCGGCCAGGGCATCGAGGCCCCCGTCGCGGTGGTGATCCCCCTAGCGGCCTGCGCGACCCCCGAGAAAGACAGCAGCGCCTTCTCGAGTTCCGCCATGAAGTCATCCGGCACGGTGAATCCGCCGGCGCTCCCGGTCAGGCCCAGGGCCCGGATTTCGGGCGGGAGTTCGGTGCGGCGCTCCTGGATGGTTTCCCGGGTCTCCGCGTCCCATTCGCCCGGGTTCTGGCAGACGAAATTCCGGAAGGCGCGGTTGACCCGCTGGTTCCTCACGCGGGCCTCTCCACCGACCGCGGCGGGATCGCCGGAGGCGGGGGTCGGCTCCCTGCCGGCCTGGCGGGTGTCGAGCGCGGGGTCCGGATTGCGGGCCTCGAGGGTTTCGTGCTGCGTGATCTCGACCTCGCGGAGCCTGAATTCGTTGTCGAGGGCGTCCCACCTGGTCTGCTCGTCCGCCGTCATGGCCCGGTGGTTGTCCGCGTCGGCGTCCGTGACCAGCTTGCACATGTGGGTGTGGATTTCGTCGTTCTTTCTGCGAAGCTCGGCTGCTTTGGAAATGAACATGGCGGTCTCCCGTGAGCCATTGTGGTTAGCTCACCAGGACGACCGCCCTGATGGTTGGCTGGCCACGCCCGGTCCGTTGCGGGTCGCCAGAACATCCGCCCTGGCGGCCGGCCCCATCGCGGGTGGGGGTGTTGGTTTCTTTACCTCGACGCCATCTCCCGAAGTCGATTGCGCCGTCTTCTCAGGTCCGTGTTTACCACGTCGGCCTCGGCCTGTAAAGCCGCGGCTTTGATTCTATCCTGGTCGGTCCGCCATGCCTGCAGCGAGCGGAGCGCGATGTCGGTCTGCGGATAGGCGGGGAAGGTCACCCCCGGGCTGATCTCCAGGAGTTCCCGGATCTTCAGGATCGTCCGAAGCTGCTCATTCTCGCCGACGTTCTTCCATTCGTCCGTCTCGACCCAAAAGCCGAAGCTGGCCCCGGTCACGTCGCCCCGCTTGAGGCTGACGACGCGGTCCTGGAACCAGGTGGTCTCGGTCGGCGGCTTGATCCGGAACGCGAGGCCGGTCTTGTCTTCCTCGAGGCTGAGGGTGTCCGCGCTCTGGCGGCCCAGGACGAAGTCGCTGTTGTGGTTCCAGAGCGCGCGGACGTCGCCTTTCTTGATCGCGTCCGTGAAGGCCCCCGGCGCGATGGTCTCGCGCCATCCCCCGAAGTCCTCCGATAGCTCGTTGAAAACCGCCGCGTGTCCCTCGAGGGTCGGCCCGTCCGGCCCATCCTCGTTCAGGCGCAGTTCGATCGGGTAGCTTCGGAATTCATGCCTGTCCATCGGCCCCTCCTAATCCGCGACGATGTCGCATTCGCAATTGTTGTGGAGCGGCGGGTGTCCGATGTTCCCCGAGGGGGTGATCGGCCCGTCCGTCCCGGGCCCGCCGTCGACGTCCTGGCCGGCGTTGACGAAGTTCTGCTCGGTCCCGACCTTTCTGCCGTCCATCTCCTGGCAGAATGGGCATCCGTCCGGGTTGGTGACCCATCGGAGTATTGTCACCCCGGCGGCGATCATCAGGACCTTTGCGGCCCCGGCCATGAACTGTGTCGATTCCGCGACGGCGATCTTCTCCGGCCGCCGTTCGTCCCATTCGTCCATCCTGGCATTGATCGCGGCGGCGGCCTCGGCGGCGTCGTCGTTGAGGATCAGGGCCTCGATCTGCAGCCGGCTCTCGCTTGACTCCCTGGTGCCAAACCGGCCCGAGTAGTCTATGACGAACTTCTCGATCTCTGGCGCCATCGTCGTGCTGTCGTCCTGGCCGAGTTCGTCCGCCATCGCGGCCTGCACGAGTTCGGCGTAATTGTGGATCGTCGGCTTGATCCTTTGCGTGGCCCAGGCGCCGTGGCTGGCGTAGAAATCCCGGATCGCCGTGATGAAGGTGTGGGTGTTCCGGCGGTTCCGCGGGTCCGCCCCGAGCAGCTTTTTGACCTCTTTCCGGACGAACCCG